CAAATCCTAGATTACCGACATTAGCATTACCTGTAGTGCTAATAGTATTTGTCCCGGCTGCAATAGTACCAATTATGTTGCCACCGGTGATATTACCTGTACCAGTAATTTGTCCTGATCCAAATCCTAGATTACCAACATTAGCATTACCTGTTACGGATAAATTACCACCTGTTGTAAGATTAGATCCATTGATATTTGATGCTGAATTTATTAATCCACCAACATACATATTTCCAGCTACACCAACACCTCCTGCTACTCTTAAAGCACCAGTTGTTGTATTTGTAGCAGGGGTAGTTGTTTCTATGTATAATTGACCTTGTGCGTGTATAAAACGCATCTTTTCATTTGCTGCTAAAAACCCACCAGTGGCGAATACTATATCATTGTTTTGTCCATAACTGCTAGTTGCAAAAACTAAATTACCACCTAAATTAGGACCCCCCACACCCACAGAAAAAACGAAGGCATCATTATTTCCTAATAATGTATATGTAGGGTCACTAAAATTAGATCCAGTAAATCCAAAATCTCCATAACCACGAATATCATTACCGTTATCAGCTTGAGCGACCCAATCCGCAGATCCAGTATTTGCAGTATTAATAATCAATGATTGAACAAAGTCACCGCCTGCTTTAGTACCAAGAATGATTGGATTATTAAATCCAGTTACTGAAAAAGCTCCGGGGCCAACATATAGTACGTTACCAATAACACCGTATTTGTTTGCAATAACATTACCATTAGCTGTTATATTTCCGTTAGCAAAAATATCATCAACATACAATGTGTTACTAGTAACGGTGTTCGAACTAACTATACTATTACCTACTGTAATATTACTATTTGAAATAACAGTATTACCTGTGGTAATAGTGTTAGGTGTTATGGATGTATTAGAAGTAGCATTAGCAATAGTAACAGATGTGGAAGTTACTGTGGTATTAGCAGTTGAATTACCAGTGGTGACCGCATTTGGAGTTACCGTAGTATTAGAATTAGTATTGGCAATAGTAACTGTAGTAGGAGTTACTGTAGTATTAGCTGTAGAATTACCTGTACTGACCGTATTAGGTGTTACAGTGGTATTAGAAGTAGCATTAGCAATTACAACATTGGCCGGCGCTATGCTAGTATTAGCAGTAGAATTGGCAACTACAACATTTGACGGAGTTATAGTTGTAGATGTATTAGCAGTAGTATTAGCAACTGCTACTGTATTTCCAGTAACTGTAGTGTTAGCTGTGGAATTACCGGTAACTAAACTTGTAGCAATTTGTTGAGTATTAACGTTAATTTTAGTCCAAGTTTTTCTAGTCGCGTTATATTGGTAAGTATAACCACCGTTTACATATAGTTGCCCGTTCGTTGCTGGAGAGGGAAATGCCATTTATATTACCTTTAAGTATTTAAGAAAGTAGGAGGTAAGAAGTCATAAAAATATTCGCTAGTACCGTCAAAAATCCACATGTAAAGAACATTAGTAGGAGGAACCGCAGTATCATCTACATAATACCATATATCACCGGGTATCGGCGCCTCAGGTGGAACATTACCTGTGAAAAAATGACTTTGCCAATTAAACCCATTATTACCATTGGCTGTTAAAAATTGACCAGCATTGCCATAAAAACCATTAACACTAAATCCATTTGCGACATTAATATTACCTTGAATGTCTGCTCCAGTAGAAGTAACAGTTAAAGTAGTATTTCCATTGGCAGTAAGTTCAATATTACCGTTGGCCACAGGAATATTTATATTACTAGTTCCGTTAGAAATAGAAGCTGCACCGCCTGCGTCTGCCCAACTTAAATTACCTTGTCCATCTGTTTGTATTACATAATTTGCATTTCCGCCGGTAATAGTAATATTGCCAATAGCACCTAAATTTGAATGCTTACTAACTGCAAAATTGCCTTGAACATTTGCTCCTTCGGGGGTAACAGTTAAAGTAGTATTTCCATTGGATGTAAGATTAATATTACCATTAGCAACAGGGACATTTATATTACTGTTCCCATTAGCCAATGAACCAATTAAATTGCCGGCAGTTATATTACCGGTACCAGTAATATTTCCTGATCCAAATCCTAAATTACCAACATTAGCATTACCACTAATATTAGCATTACCTGTTACTTGTAATGTACCAATATTAGCTGTACCAATAGAAGATAAATTACCAACGGTAATATTACCACTAATATTAGCATTACCTGAAATATTTGCTCCAATAGGGGTAACAGTTAAAGTAGTATTTCCATTGGATGTAAGATTAATATTACCATTAGCAACAGGGATACTGATGTTGCTCGTACCATTAGCCAATGAACCAATTAAATTGCCGGCAGTTATATTACCAGTACCAGTAATATTTCCTGATCCAAATCCTAAATTACCAACATTAGCATTACCACTAATATTAGCATTACCTGAAATATTTGCTCCAATAGGGGTAACAGTTAAAGTAGTATTTCCATTGGATGTAATATTAATATTGCCATTAGCGACGGGGATACTGATGTTGCTTGTACCATTAGCAATGCCGGCCGCGACACTAATATTTGCCCAACTTAAATTACCTTGGCCATCTGTCTGAATAACATAATTTGCATTACCACCGGTAATCGTAATATTACTGACAGAACCTAAATTTGAATGATTATTAACTGTAATATTGCCAGTGGTTATATCGCCGTTGGCATATATAACATCAATTACTGTGTTACCTACTGAAAAACCATAATCAGAATTAAAAGCTTTAATTGCCATATCTAAATTGTTCTAAATTGTGTAACCCACCGAGTGGAATTTGCGCTAGAAGGGGTAATCCATAACTGTACATAATTATTTCCACCATCTATTATTGTGCCTGCTGCCAAATCACCAGTAGAGTTACCCAATCTTACAGTACCATATGTAGTCCAGTTTACATTACTTCCGTCAGTAACTAGTAACACGGATGATACACTGTATTTAGCACCTGCTGATTCTATCCCTTTAACTAAAAATTCTATTCCTGTAATGGTAGAACCAGTAATTTGTAAATTTGCAAGAGTTTGATTAGCCGCAGTAGATGTAGTCGTAACCGTAGTCCAAGCAAGGGAGGTGTTACCTAATGTAACAGAGTTTGATACCGTTGCATTACCTTGTGCAGTTATATTATTGGCTGTACTAAAATTTCCTAAAATATTAAGATTACCGCCTATACCAGCTCCACCATATACAACTAATGCACCTGAATTAAAACTAGTTGAAGATATATTTGCTGTAAGATTTCCTACTATTATATTACCATTAGCATATAATTCTCCGCTAATTCCAACCCCACCTGCTACAACTAATGCTCCTGTACTAAAATTAGCTGAGCTAGGATTTATGGTATTAATAGTAACTACATTATTAACATTACCTGGTTGTCTCCAGTAAATTAAATTTGCTTGATTGTCAATTATAGCATTGCCTGAAGAATTTCCAACGATGCCTATTTTTGCCCAATTAACATTATTGCCAAAGTCGCCGGTAACTAAATTAAGTATACCTGCAGTATTATTCCATCCGCCTCTAATTTCTAGTGTAGTAGCTAAAGGATTAACAATTTGGTTAATCTTATTTGCACCAGTAAAAATGTTACCTAAAATATTAGCACTTAGATTTAAGTCTAATGTATTTCCATATAATCCTGCGTTTGCAGTAATATTCGCATTGGCAATTATTGAGTTGTTACTTGTTATATTACTACCAATAATATTAGCACCAGCACCAATATTGTTAGTAGCGGATAAATTATTACCAGTAACATTACCGTTAGAGCTAATATTATTGCCCTGAATATTACCAAATACGTTTAAATCTAGTCCTACGTTTGCTATATTACTAATACTTAAGTTATTACCACTGAGATTTCCAGTCGCAATTAAAGAAGTACCTGTTGCAGCACCTATGTTTGGAGTGGTAAATTGTGCATTAGCTATTACTACAATGTTGCCTCCAACAATTCCTGTAGTAATTCCATCTGTATTAGCTGAGAAGGTTGTACCGTTTAATGCAATACCTGAACCAGCTGAATAGGTACCGGATCCTGAAAATTGTGTGAATACGATCGGATCCGTACCAATTGTAGTTACGGGACTGACCTGTACCCAACCAGTACTTGCATAAGTATTTCCGGCTGATACAAATGTGAAGTCACCTGCTGTTACTTCAGGAACACTGTTATAGTCACTTGCTCTTGTTATGACAGTGCTGTTAGAATAAACATATATTCCATTCCAAGCTGCATTTAATTCATTTTTAACAAGAATTCTAGTACCAACATTAGCAACACTTACATTATCAATTAACGTATATGCAGTGGTTGTTGTAAGATTCGCCCCGACCCCATTCGCGCCGTTATTATATGATATTACCCCACCTGTAATATTTGCTAGAGTATTAGGGGTTGCAACTAAACAAGCCTCATGGACGATTAACCCTTGAATAAAATCATCAACGTATTGTTTATTAACTGCGTCAGTTGCATTATTAGGTGTTGCGACCGAAGTAATTCTAGCTAAATTAGCATCAACCGTACCATTACCAGTTGGTTGTAAAAATATTGAATGATTGCCAGTAGCAGCAGCAATTGTAATATTGCCGACAGGTGCCGTAATTTGAGCAGTAACTACTGAGCCACTTACAGTAGCATTTGAAACATTAGCATCGGTCACAGCAATTGCATTTGCTGATATATTTCCGTTTGCGGTAATGTTACCTGAATTTATAGTAGAGTTGACATTAATTCCTGTACCTGAAATTACAAGTACGTTAGAGTTTCCTGCAACACTTATTGATACATTGCTATTTTGTAATACTTGAACATTAGAATTACCATTTGAAATTATTGAAGTATTAATATTGGTTAGGTAATAGCCATTACCTAAAATATAAGCACCTGATACATTTCCCGTAGCATTTACATTATTTGATGCATTTATATTATTTGCGTTAACATTACTAGATACATTGGCATTACCTGTTATACCTAAGTTATTGCTTATAGATATATTATTTGCAACAAGATTACCAATAATGTTAGCATTTGTGCCAACTGTTAAGTCATTTACTGAACTAAAATTATTTCCATATATATTCCCGCTAACATTAGCTTGTGCAGCACTAATATTTCCAGTAGCATTGACAGTTCCAGTCTGTATATTATTTGATACAGACAAATTATTACCTATAGCAACATTACCGGCTATATTGGCATTAGTTCCAACAGTAAAGATACCATTGGCGTCATCATATGTTAAATTTTGACTTGCGCCAAAATTATTGCTACCATCATTATATTGTATATAAGTGTTAAAGCCAGCAGCTTGTTGTAAATCCCAAGGTTGACCATTAGCATATAATAGATTATCAGTTCGTACATTACCAATATTAGCAGTGTCTAATACATATAGATTAGCATCAACATTGGCAAAATTAGCGGTTAAATTTTCAAAATTTGCATTACCCGATGATAAATTACCAACAATGTTGGCACTGTCAGCTTGTAATCCATTAGCATCTAGAGTGGTATTACCTATATCAATAGTGTCAGGCGTGATAGCTACATTACCAATGCTAGTATTTCCTGTCACATCAAATGTGCCTTGAATGTAGGCACCAGTTGCTGTTATTATTAAAATATTAGCGTTTCCACCTGAACTTAAATTAATATTACCGTTGGCAGCGGGTATATCTATATTTGAATTGCCATTAGCAAACTGACCTTGAAAGTTACCAACAAAATAATTAGCTGTAACTAGATTACCTAAATTAGCATTACCAGTGTATATATTTCCAACGATATTACCGTTGCCACTAAAATTAGCATTTCCAGCTGTAATGTCTCCATTACCTAAAATTATATTTGCAGGTACATTTCCTACAGAAAACCCAGCAATAGAGTTAAATGCCTTAATAGCCATTATTTATCCAATACAGTTGATTAATATTTATCGTGAGCTTATTCTGCATATGCGGTAACACAAATCTTATGGGTCATAGCGTTATTGCTAGTAGGTTGTACATAAAGCTGTATTTGAGGTCCGTCTACAGGAGGGAATCCAGGATCATATGAAACTGAAAATTCAGCAGTTAAATTTCCCACGATTAATGTATTAACTTCGTTATAATCTACAGTAGTATCATAAATTACTGATGAAATTTTACTAATTTGTCTGGATGCGCCTATTGGATCTGTAGAAATAATTGTATAATCTACACTAGAAATATTTTCAGTTGGTATACTATACATGACAACGTTTGCTGTAGAATTAGTTACTAAAAACTGAACAAATGAATGAGCAAACTTGTATATACCTGATCCTATAGTAAAGGTATTCGCAATTAAATTACCACCAACAATAACATTTTTAGATTCTTCATTAAAGATAAAGAATGGACTACCATTAAATGAGCCTGAATCATTATATTGAATTTGTGTATTACTTCCACCAGGAGTACCGTTTCCACCACCTCCACCATTACCTGCTTGAGACCAGGTTAAATTACCTGTGCCATCTGTTTGTAAAAAGTAACCATTAAAACCACCATCAATATGTATGTTTGATATATCACCTAAATTTACATTAGGAGAAGATGCTGTGTTAACATTACTAAGTGCAGTTAATGTTCCGCCAAGTGAACCTACAGTTAAACTTCCACCAACACTAACGTTGCTTACAAACACCCCATTCGCACCATATATAGTGTGCGAAAAGTTAATATTATTTGCAGTTATGTTAGCACTGGTACTAACATTAGAATTAGATGATAATATACCAGTTAATGTTAAACCAGTAAGTGTGCCTACGCTGGTAATATTTGGCTGAGCATTGTCAGTAACTTTATTAGCTAATGGCACTGCACCAACTAAATTAGCAGCAGGTATATTAGTTAAATTAGCACCACTACCAATAAAGAAGTTAGCTCTTGCTGCATTGCCTAAATTAGCATTTCCACTCGTAATGTTTTCCGTTACGTTCAATGAAAGTAAATTAGCACCTAAACCACTAAAGTAATTACTAGTAACAAGATTACCTAAATTAGCATTATCTGCGGTAATATTTCCATTACTAACAATGTTGCCATTTATATTTGCATTGCCATTACCTGTGATATCACCAGTTACTATTAATAAAACTAAGTTCCCTACACTAGTAATGTTTGGCTGAGCATTAGACGTAACTGTAGCTGCGGTAAGAGCACCATTTGCATTACCATATAAATTACCAATAAAGTAATTAGCAGTAACAGCATTTCCTAAATTAGCACCTGTATTAGAACTAATAAAGTTTGCTAATGCATTGCCAGTTACATTTAAAGTAACTAGATTACCTAAAGATGTTATATTAGGCTGACCTGCATTAGTTACAGTGGCTGCTACTACCGCACTATTAGCAACACCATATAAATTACCAGTGAATATACTAGCAACAACATTACCTGTTGTAACTGTATTGGTAACAGAATTAAATTGTAATCCAGGACTACCCGCAAAGCTACCTGATGCATTGTATTGAATCTGAGAATTGCTTCCACCAGGAGTACCATTACCCCCGCCACCATTACCTGCTTGCGCCCAACTTAAATTACCTGTGCCATCAGTTTGTAAAAAATAACCATTATTACCACCAAGGATAGTAATATTACTTACATTACCTAATGCTACATTGCCTGTTAATGTAATACTAGGAACTGATAACAAGTTAGTGGTACTGTTAAATGTAAAATTAACACTACCTGCAAAATTATTATTGTTATTGTATTGTACTTGTGTATTAGCTCCACCTGCTGTAGCAGCAATAGGTTGACCATTGGCGTATCTATAGGTATTCGCATATATGGCATTAGCACTGACATTACCCGTAGTCAAAACATTGGTAATTACATTGCCATTTGCATCTATGACAGGTACTGCTGGTATACCAACTGAATACCCGGTTAATGAATTAAATGCGTCTGCTGCCATTTACGTTATCCTAAAATAAACTTTATTATATATTTAGTCTAATCTACTAAATACAATGGTCGTTTTTAGAATCCATGGTGTGCTTTTTTATGCTAACTAAACAACCAACAAGACCTTTATGTGAACACTGTAGAATATCATTAGCTAAAGCCAATGGTGTAAGTAAACATGGATTTAAACAATGGCACAAATATTGTGTACAATGTGCTAAAATATTATACAATCCAAAATTTGAATATTTAAAACATAAAAAAGCCACATGTGAAAGTTGTGGCTTTATTCCTATAGATAATTGTCAACTAGATATTATAAAGGATAGTAAAGATTATAAAACATTATGTGCTAACTGTAATAGATTATACAAAAAACGATTAAGAGAAAATAAAAAATCTATATTAGATATTACCGTTGATGCCGATGTAATATTATAAAAAAATAAGGCTCTTTCGAGCCTTGAACTTCCCATCCCTTTGAGATATTGTATTTATGCTGATTTACGTTTTTTACAATTGTCTCCATGCCATCTTGTGTAGTTACTTGGTCCTATTGTTTTACTACAGTGTTCACATATTTTCTGTAATTCAGGTCGTCGATTTGGATTGTTTTCAGAGAATGTTTTCTTCATTCTTTCAGCAACTTTATCCCCAAAACCTTTTGGTTTAGGTATACCTTTTTGTTTATCTGACCGTATTTGTTTTTGTTCTTCACTCATTGGACCTTTTGGTTTACCCTTTGAAGCCAATGACATTAATTTTTTGGTTTCATCAGTTCTTTTTTGACCTATTATTTTTACTATTCTTTTTTGTTGCCATTCTTCAGAATAAATTTTACCACTGGCATGATTTGCTTTTGCTTTTTCTCTTAGTAGTTGTTTTTGTTCATCACTCATCTTTCTGCCTTTGTTGTGAGCCGGCTTTCCTTTCATTACCTTTGAGTGATTTAGTGAATGTTCTACTCTGTATTTTTCATATACTCTTGCCGTAATTTTTGTGTGGTATCTATTTTGAAATTTGTTCTCTGCTTTCATTCCCTGAAGGGCATACAACATTTTACCTCTTTCATCACCTTCTGTCATGTTAACAAGAAGCCAATGACATATAAAATGCTCTCTTGCTGTTAGTTCTACAAGATTTTCTTTGTCATTGGTGCCACCTAGTGATTGAGGTATGATGTGATGCGTTTCGGTATAGCCCTCAGTAATACGTTGTTTAGCATTAGAGGTTATAGTGAAATAAGTTTTGGAATATTTGTTTGTAAGCATAATAGTATTTATACATAATCTCACTTTTCAGTGATTTTAGCTACAAAAAAGGGCACCTAAGTGCCCAATTTTGTTTTTGAATTACATTCAAATTATCACTGAAAAGTGAAATTTATTGGAATGTAAGGTTCTGCACGGCTATTTCCCCAACGTAGTCTGCGGCATTGCCAAACGAACTTGCAGTGTTCGTCAATTCTATGTATCCGTAACGTGTCATAAATGACACGACTGGTTCGAACGTTGTTGGATCAAGAACAACACCAGAACTCATCAAAGGAATATATGGGCAATAGAACGCGGCTGCGTCTGTCTCGCTTGAACCTTTGTAACCAACCAATACAGGCTGTGTATCAGGAGCGTAGCTGTTAACGAATACACGCATAGCACCATTTAGAGTACCAACGAACTTAGTATTTGTTGGAGCTTCGAATGTACCTTCTGTTGTACGAGCAAATGCGCTTGTTGTAGCACTCTGAAGAACTGTCAAGCTAGCAGGTGATACAACAGCCCAGTTACCAGCACCACGACGGGTACGTTGTGCGATCAAGTTAGCGACACGATTGATAAGAACAGCTAGAGCAGCGTGTTCGTCACCAACGTATGTAGCTGTACCAGATACGGTAGCTTGGTTGAATGTAAACTCTGTTGATGCTAGAGTTGCGAGTGACAAGAGGATTTCTTGATCGATCTCAGCGGTGATCTCTTGTGCTAGAGCAGCCATGATTTCTGCTTCAACGTCAATACCATGTTGGCTTTGAGCGTCTTGAGCGGCTTCGAATGTCCAACGTGCTTGTAGCTTACGTGACTTAGCTTCAACAGCCTGACGTAGAATCTGTACAGAAATCTGACGACCGCCATTGCCTTCTAATGCTGCTGTATCGTTAGCAGTATAGAAGCTAGTTGTGTCACCTCCAGCACCAGCTGGCTGACGAGAGTATGCCTGAGCAATCAAGAATGGGCTTAGAGCTTCCTGACCAGCTGTTACGCTTGTCTGAGCAGCACTATTATCTGTCAAGCTGTTTGCATAGCGAACACGTAGTGTATGGATCTGACCAACTGGACCAGTCATTGGTTGAACACCAACCAACTCGTTAGCGATAACTGTTGGCATAACACGACGGATAACTGGAAGAATCACACGGTTTAGAGTAGCGATATTACCAGCTGTAGTTGTACCGGCTGAAGATTCAGCAAGTAGTTGCTTTTTGGTGTTTTCTAAGATAACACCCATTGTTGAGCGGCGAGTGCCTTTTAAGCCTTCTAACAGGGCCTCTTTGGTCTCTCCCCAACGGCTTTCTAAGAGTACTTTTGACATTTTATTTTCTCCTAATCTATGTCTTAAAGCCCTGCCAGACGTTTGATCGCTATCACGTTATCACGTTCTTCGACCTCAACCTCTACCTTGGCAGTTTTATCACCAGTTGCTTCTGTAATCATAGATTCTGCGAGCTTAGCTTTTGACTGAGCTTTTACAGCGCCATTATTAAGAACTGCTGGTAAATATTTATCGAAAGTGGCCTTTAGCTTTGGTGTTTGGACACTTTCTAGTAAACTCGCCATTACTTGTGCCTTCTCTTTGTTCAATGGAGCAAGTAACTCACTCATTGTTTTTTCACGAAGATTAGATTCACGAATAATACGAACTTCACGATCCTTTTGTTCAACTAATTGCTTAGTTGTTTTGATTTGGTTAATAGATTCAGCTAACTGACTTTCTCTTTCAGCTAACCTAGCCACTAACTTGCGAGTTTCAGACTTCTCATTTAGATGAGTAGTTGAAAATTCACTTGCAAATGCTTCAAATAGTCTACGCCCGAAATTGTTTTCGCGGGCAGCCTTGATATCTTCCTTAAGTTGTGTCATTTCACCTCTTAAGTGTTTGGTAACGATTGTATTCAATCTTGTAGCACTTTCTTTGATAAACTTAGATTTTAGTGTTTCAAGTTGTTTACGACCTTCAGAAACCAATTTGACCTTAGCTTCAACCACAGCCTTTTTGTCTTGTGAGAATTCTTTAATTTCTCTTGCAAGAGCATGAACAACGAATTGTTCTAGTTTGTGTTGACTTTCTTTTTGCACTTGACGATCAGCGCGTAACTCTTTGATTTCTTCGGCTAGTTTTGTAACCATGAAATCATTAAATTTTGTTGCACTTTCACGCAATTGCTGTTGTGCTTTCACACGGTCTTCGTTGATTGATTGTCTTTCTGAGTGAAATTCAGCGATTTCACCTTTAAGACTTTCTGTTACCATACGATCAAGGGCTTCAACCATCACGCTTCTGTCATGTTGATAACGTTGTGCAAACTCTTCTCTGAGTTCTGCACGAACTTGCTCACGGGCCTCGACTAACTTTGATTCCCAGGCTTCGTTTAATTCTTGGCCCACGTCTTCATTAATAAGTCCGCTCTCAAGTAATGGTTTTAATGCGTCTAACATTACTGATCCCCTTTTTATATTTTGAGATCCTTAATGAGGCGTTTAACTTCCTCCTTAAGAAATCTCTGTACCTTCTTGTCGCCCTTAGCATCTTTTGCAATTTCTAAAACTTTATGACCGTATTTCATATTCTGCATACCTTCATAAATTGCTTTAGGATAAGCATTTGGTGCACTTGGTTGAGCAACAATATCCACAGTGACTATTTCAAAGTCACTGACCTTGCCATCCATGTCGTTCACGTTACCGCTACCACGACTAGATACGCCGAGTTTCACACCCGACTCCAACATTGTCTTTACTAACTGACCCATTGGAGTTGGAAGAATCTTTAATTTGCCAAAACCATTTGCACCATCCATCCACATGCTAGTGATCATATGTGATACACGATCCAAATTGATTTTGAGATCATCAGGATGATCTACTTCACCCAACACAGAATGACCTTCTGCCATTTGTTCATTAAGAGTTTGCACGGCATTTTCAATTTCAGCGACAGGGTAAATGCGCTCATTGGCATTTTTAACCCCGCCCTGAATGAAAATCCCTTTCATGTATAGGGACTTTCCGCTAGCGTCATCCAACGATTCGACCACCATGTTAGCGCGGTCGAATGTTAGTTGTTCTCTTAAGTAAGCCATTCTATTCTCTAATTATCTACGCTTGCGTGACTCAGCAACTGGACTTCTAGTACCTGTTGAAGCATCTTTTGTAACTGCTTTAGGTGCGCTAGATAGATCCTGTGACTTCTGTCCTGGTGCATTCTTGAATGAACCAGCACCCTTAACTTGGCCTTCGCCTTTTGTCAAATAGTCATGTGGCTGCTTAGGACCAGTAGGATTGGCTTCAGAATAACCAGAGAACTTAACAGGACGACTAGCCATTCCAGCTTGTCCAGAGTTAGCATCTACTGTGCTACGCTTTTGAACTCCGTTGTCACCATGAGTAACGCTAACTTTTTGTAGTTGAACGTTTTCCATCATAGCTTCTTCTTCGTCATGTTCTTGTTCCATGTCATGTGTCAAATCTTCACCGTCTTCTTCAGCCTCATCATCAAACTCAGAATCAGATTCATCACTGTCATGACCGCCCATGATATCTTCAAATTCAGCCATTAACTGGTCAAGCTTGTCTTCGATACGAATAACGGCATCTTCGACTTCTTCGCTATCTTCGCTATCGCCTTCGTCTTCAATGTCAACAACTTCTGTTTCTTCGTCATCGCCATCTAGCATGTCATCTAAATCATCTTCTTCATCATCTTCATAAACGCCACCAGCTTCATCGACGTTGATTTCATCTAGTAGATCGCCAACTTGGCCACCCATGCTATCATCCATCATTTCTTCTTCCATGATAGATTCGTAGATTTCACGGGATTTTTCTACTACGATATCGTGAAATAATTCACGGGCTTGTTCTTCATTCTCATTGATAATAAGATCAATGAGTTTTTCAAATTTCTTGTGGTCCATTATTTGTTCTCCTGAATAGAAATGGCTTACGTAGAATTATTTAGTGCATAGCTAAGAAAAGTGCGTTATAAGTACGTATTTTTCACATTTCCATTAGACATACGCAAAAAAAGGGGCTTAAGCCCCTTTTTAATAAAATTAATTAAAATTTATAGAGTTGGCGCCGCACCTTCAGCACTAGCTTGAGGACCATATTGGCTTTGAATCTTTTTCAAATAGGTTCTTTTTTCGTAGTTCCTAACATCTAACATCTTTCTTAATTTTCTAATTTGCTTTAATGTAAGCTTTGTTTTTCTAGAGGTACGCCAAACAGGTTTGCTATTATCAGCTTCAATATCCTGATAACCCTGTACAGATGGATCAAATAATTCTAGTAGTATCATAATATCTATTTATCTAGTTAACCAGGTGCTACTCCGCCGGCTGTTGGAGCGCCTGCTGCTGATTGTACAGGGCCTGCTACCTCAGGTGAAGCTGGAGCACCACCGGCTTCTGCTTCAGGAGGAGCCTCTTCGGCATCCGCGGCTGTTTGTTCATCACTTTCCATATCACCAACTGATACGCCAATATTACGTAGGTCATTGCCTTTAGGTGATTCATCTTCTTCTTTATTATGCTCCTCACGCCACATTTTTTCATTACGATTAATTTCATCTTCACTCAAGCCTAAAAATCTTTCTAGTGCAAATCGTTTTGAAATATACGGAAGGGCTTCCATTTGAGCAAACACAGTAACTCTTGCTGTATCTAATTCACTTTGACGATAACTTGCAAAGTTTTGAGGAGGGTTAAACTGTAGATTAAATAAACCCGAATCAATGTTAAATCCACGCCATCTTAAGAACAATTTAAATTCTTGGTCTAATTTTAATGCAATATAATTTTGCAATCTTTCGCAATATTGGTTGAATCTGTATTCTTGAATTAGAGCAGTACCAACACGACCATCACTTAATGGTCTATCACTGTCATCAGGTCCAGTTGGTAAGTATGAACTTGGTACACGTAATCCACGTGCTAATCTATTGTTAAAGTATTTTAAATCGTCAATCTCACCTAGATTTTGTCCACCTTGTAATAAATCAACTGAAGACCCACGACCATCTGCGGTTACAGGGAAGAAGTAATCTTCGTTCATACTGAGGGGATTATATGTGGCATCTACAATACTTTGCCCACCATATAAGCTAGGTATTCTACGTTGATGAATTTCGTTTTTAATACGTTCAACAAAACTCATAGCCATATGACTTGGCATATTACCAACATCAATTTTAAATACTCTACGTTCAGGAGCACGTTGTACACGATAGATTAGAACCGCATCTTCCAATAGTTCTTTTTGTTTATAAACTTTAAAGATGTTTTCTAATATACTTTGTCCAAACGGCCAAAAACGATCTAGACCTTCTGTTAAACTTAAATGTACAATGTGTTTAGCGTCAATAGCTGATTCACTTTGACCTAATGTAAATCTACTACCAGTAGTGTTATAAGGCATTGCTGGAACGGTATATGGAGTATTTGTGCCACCACCTGTTCCACCTAATCCAGTTGCTGGATTAGCAGCAAAGTCAGTATTAGTTTTTTGTGCTACTGAAAGATTTTGTAAATTAATGTTAATATCTTTAAGAACGTATTGTTCAGGTAGTTTACCTTCACTTTCGTTTACAATTACCTTAATAACCTTAACCATATCTACCCAATATAGTTTAAAGTTTTCAGGATCTCTTACAAATAATTGGTCACCGTACTTGATCGTGTTGCGAAATATTTTAAAAACTCTAGTATCAAACTCATTTAATTTACACCATTGCTGTAATTGAGTTTTTAAAATAGTAATTTCATGGGGAGTAGGATCGTCTTTAAATTCAATATTAAAAGGTGTTTTGTTGTGTTCATTTTTCTGTGTACTAAATTCAGAAATAATATCTAAACATGCGTTGATTTCAGCATCAACGTCCATCATTTCATATTGGTTATAGCGTTCTATACGATTTGGGTGACCAGTGTAGACTTCAGGAAGTCTACTCATGTAGTTCTTATAACCAAATTCAGTATTATTCCAACCACCAGTCTCGCTGCCATTTTGACCTGGACTGCCATTCCAAGCACCAGAGTTACTGTTTACACCAGATATAGGGCTAGATATACCACTACGATTTAGAAATTTCTTTTTGTAAGTCATGTTGTATTTAGTGTATCATGTTGAATGGCGCATAATCTTCCCTAACAGATCGTTAGATTCAGCCACCTTATCTATCATTTCCTGCATTTTAGTGGTAATTGAATCTTTTATATCATATAACATTCTAGCATAAGTTTCCTCAGAAGTTGATACTGATGAACCAGATGAAGATGGGCTGCGTGTTGAAGGTGAAATTTCTGGTTTGGGTGCCGTCTTTGCAGAGAGTGCAGGTTCTGGTTTAGCCATTTCAAAACTGAAAGGATTTGCACTTACTGTTTGCATTAGTGCAGAAGAAGATCCTGATTTAGCTGCGTTTTGTAATCCGGCTATTTCAAAATGAACTTCATCTGCTTTTCCATATGGTTGAACCAATCCTTGACTTTTTAACGCTTCTACTGCTTTAGGATCATTTTTGGCTTCTTGAATATCAACTGCCATGCCTCTTTCATGGGCACTAGATCCGGGCTTAGCAACTAGCATCCCGCCGGGCCCTATGCCCGGGCGTTTGGCGGCCACCGATTCATCCCACATTTCTTTTTGCTTAGCATAAGACCTAAATCCACTGTTAATAGTTAGTGGTTTTCCATAAACTTCTGCTGCAGCCATGAGCCTTTTTTGCAACTCAGAATCTAATCCACTTGTATCTCCTTTTAGAGATCCCGTGCTTGTCTTAGAAGCACCACTACTCGGTGAAGTAGGTTTTCCTAGATTTCGTTGTCCTTGAGCAAGTTCATCTGCAAGTTGAGGTGACGGTGAAACACTTATTGTCTTAGTAGAAGTGCCTTTTGAGCCGGTTGATTTATTATCCCCTCCGTAATCCCCAACACCAGGATCATATGCGCCAAAATCAGATGCTTTGGGGGTTGCCGCACTATTAGTAACACCCATACGTTTGAGCATCCATTCTGGAAGATATTCTTTTTGTTTTTTATACATCCACTGCTGATATTCCTCCTCAGCTTTTTGAAGTCCTACGGCGGCGCCGGCACCGACTACTGCCCCAGCAGCGGCGCCCTTAGGACCACCTAACACTCCACCTGCCACTCCACCTACCACTGCGCCTGCACCCGCTGCAGGACCATATTTCTCAATATTTTCCTTCACTTGAGGAAAATATTCCTTTATTTTGTCACTTATAGTTTGTATTATCCCTCTTAATCCACCAAATTGGATCCATAATTTATGTGCTTCGGTAGCGAGGTTACCTAATGTTTCTATCACAGGTATAATAGCTTCTTTTAAGTCTACACCAAACACATCCTTAATATATTTGTTAGCAGGTTCTAACACATTTTTTTTCATGAATTCCCAAGCTTCTTCCATAATCTTTTTAGCGTTTTTCATTACGGTCGCCATATCAGTCATAAATGGGTTTACACCACTGAGAATTTTATCTCCTTCTTGTTGTGCTCTCCTTGTAAACTGATCAAACGCATTTTGCATAGATTTTAGATAATCACCTGTAGGATTAGCTATCTTGTCAGCTACAATTTTTTGACTTTCTATAGCCTCTGCCGCACCTTTAGCTATAGCTGCGTTATTTTCAATACTACCAAGTACTTGTTTACCTAAACCATCTCCGATTAAAGTCATACTAGTACCGAAGTTTGTAACTGAACGTTTGACACCGGCGGCAATTTCTTCTGTTGCGGCTGCAGAAGCTTGCCCTGCGGTTAGGCTTTGGTCTTTAGCTAATCGTACAAGCTTACCAATGTCTACTCCGGCAGCTGCCAAATTAGAACTTATCTCTGTAAATGCACCACCTGTTGCAATTGCATTTCTTACTGCTGCGGTAGTAGCCGCGTCAAAAGTCAAATGGACTTTTTCTATAATAGCTCTCTCTTTTTCCATTTGAGCTTCTAGTGCTGCTGCTTCTTCTAAGCTGGCTTTGTCATCTGCTAACCTAAGCTCCGCAGCCCGTGCTTGTAATTTACCATAATGAATTTGAATATCTAAACTAGCTTGAGCTTCTTGCTGTTTTTTCTTAACGGTATCTACATCTTTTCCAGTTAAAGCAGATAATTCTAAAACATTTTTAGTATACTCTAATGAACCTTTTGTAAGTGCTGCTTGTGTTTTTTGGTTTGCATTTAGTTGAACACCAGATGCTGCTAAGTACTTTACATAATCAGCTTGATATTCGGCTAATTCTGGTTGGCTTATTCCTAAACTATTAAATGCTTGTAATGTTCCCTCTCCAACCGCAGCCATTTTAGCAAATGTTTCTACACCTCCCGACATATTTTTACTAAAGATCAATAAGTCACCGCCTGCTCTTCCAGCAGCCGCGTATAACTTATTCATGTTTAGAGAATAATATCCTGCTTGTTTAGCTAAACCATAGAGTGCGTCTGAAGATAACTCACCTACTGCACCAAATTTAGCAACCTGATCTTTTGTTTTTACTACGGCTTCTGCTTGAGCCGCCATTGCCTGTGCTAATTTGGTGGCTGCTTGTATTGCCACTCCCATTACAGCACCAACACCGCCTAATTGCTTGGCAGCCTCAGCGACAGTATCAGCAACCGCCGCTCCTATACTGGTAATTTTTTTAAAACTAGATTCTTCACTTATTAATGTTCTGGTGAAAGACTCTACCGCTTTAGTACTAGCTTGAAAAACCGACGTACTAGCAGCTATTGCGGCTGCACCGGCTTTGTTTAAATCAAGCTTAGACTTTTCTGCTTTAAGTTGTGCGTCAGCAATAAGGTTAGTATCCCTCAATGATTCGTAATGATTACGATATGCTTCAGTTAACCTGTTAATAACTTCGGGATCTAAATTTTCAGCCATTTTTGTATCCAATAAATATACTTATAGTATTTAGTATGGGCAAATTGCCTATTCGTAAACATAAGGAAATTCAATGACTATTAATAATAACCCACTCAGACAGTATTTTCGTAGACCGGCAGTACACTTAAGACTGCCCAGTAAAGGTAAATATTATGCTGACCATGTAATAGATACACCACCTACCGGTGAACTACCAGTTTACCCAATGACTGCCATTGACGAAATCACTGTAAAAACTCCTGATGCACTGTTCAATGGCTCGGCTATTCCTGAATTGATTAAAAGTTGCGTACCTGATATCAAAGACCCATGGGCTATTAATAACATTGACTTAGATGCTGTATTAATTTCTATTAAAGCGGCAACTGGTAGCGGAGAAATGGACTTAGATACCATATGCCCGGCATGTGAAGAAGAAAGCAAATATGGCGTAAGTTTAGTTGGAATGCTAACACAATTAAAAGAAGGCGATTACGATGAAGAATTCATTATCAATGAGCTACATATTAAATTTAGACCTCTGTCCTACAAAGAAATGAATTCAGCTAGCATGAATCAGTTTGAAGTTCAAAAAGTTTTTAACTCTATAGAACAGGTTACTGATGATCGTGAAAAAGCAGAAAGAGCTAAAACAGCAATTATGATGATTACCGAACTAACTATGAAGCTATTAGCAAATGCTATTGAATATATCGGTACACCATCTGCTAGAGTAGATGAAACTGAATATATCTTGGATTTTCTAAAAAATTGCGATAAAGAATCTTATAATAAAATTAAAGACCATCACGCAAAACTCAAAGAAGATACTACTATTAAGCCATTGAAACTTACTTGCACTAGCTGTAGCCATAATTATGAGCAACCCTTTACATTGAACACAGCCGATTTTTTCGGGTGATGCTTCTTCGCCTTGACCATGAGGGCGTTAAGAAGCTCATAGATAACTATGACAAAGAATGTAAAAGTATTAAGAAAATGGCTTTAAGCCTATCATGGTATATGAGGGGAGGGGTATCATATGAGGATGTTCTCAATATGTCCCCTCAAGAACGATTAGAGATAAAGGAAATTATTGACAGCAATATGGAAATAACGAAAAAGAGTCAATTGCCCTTCTTCTGATTCTAACCATAGCTATTCATTTATCCAAGTGATGTTTTACTTAGAAGATGAGCTTTGCTCATCTAAGACCTCACTTCGTTCGGTCTTTATTTTTACAATTTAATACGGTTAAGAATTCTAATTTTACTTATTCTCTTAAGGGACTCATCTGCCGTCAGGAGACCATGGTAGTGCTGTTCAGCACCACCAATGATTAAGGGAACCTGCCATGCCCATCATCCATTGTTGTCTATTCCCCGTATAGTCAGCTATTTGGGCTACTATACGCTACCGGTTGCTCTGTAAAGTTTGCTGGGACTGTAGTGAAGGTTATCTCTTGTAAGAGGTCTTCCGCAACGCATGTTCTATAACCCAAAGACAAAGTAGGCTATAGACTCATTCAGGGTTCGCACACATAACGAGAGCCCTGTCGGTATTCCAAGATTAAAATACTAACCATTGGTTAATAAAATAATCATGCATACTCCAGATCTGTCGGCTACGAGCCTTACCTCGGCTGACTCAAGGAGGATCGAGGTACCTCGATCAAACGAAATTTATTGAATTGTTAGTGTAATTAAATTATTAGAAGATTTAAATTGATTTGACTTGGTGTCTATAG